CGGAGCGCCAGATTGCCGCTCTCTTTAAAAAGAACGCGCAATTTTCGGACGACGACGTCTGCTCGCTTGCTGCCCAGAAAACTTTTGGGCGAGGCGAAAAGATCTGTCGAATCACCAACCGTCGCTTGGACTGGTTCGGGCTACATCGGGAACGTCTCGATGGAAACCTGAATACCTGGCTTACGCGAATGGAGCAGGATATTGCATCTCTGCTAGGTGATCGATCCGACTTCGAGGACAAGATGCCCTCGTTGATTCGTATTACCAATGGAGCGACCGAGGACCGGCCACGGCGCCGTGCGATCCCCTTCCTCAAAGTATCGAGGAATCTGAGAGCACCGCGTGCGGCTGTTTCCGCGTTGGGACGTCTACTTCAATCTTATGGGGTAGATCTATCCTCCTGCCGTTTTACAGGCGTTGAGCGCAATGCTATTACGCTTGTTCCGAAAAACTGGAAAACTCATCGCACTATTGCGAAGGAGCCGACCCATTCTCTGCCATTCCAGCTCGCGCTGGATAGCTGGCTTAAAGCCAAGCTAAGGCGGTGGGGGATCGACTTGAGTTCCCAGACTAAGAACCAGGAACTTGCGCGGTTGGGGTCCATAGATGGATCCCTGGCCACGATAGACCTGGAAATGGCTTCAGACACGCTTAGTTTTAATACTGTCGCGTGGATGTTGCCGTTCGACTGGTTCGAGCTTCTTTGCTCATTCCGATCGTCTTGGTTCAACGCCCCGTGGGGGAGTGGCAAATATGCCAAATTCTCTTCCATGGGCAACGGATATACTTTCACCGTTGAGACGTTGATTTTCACAGCAGCTTGTCGTGCTGTCGGTTCTCGACAGTACGCGGTCTATGGTGACGATATCGTCATCGAGACTCACCTGGTCCATGACCTCGTGAAGTTGCTTAGCTTCTTAGGCTTTAGAGTGAACGGTGACAAATCGTTCTTTAACCCACTATCTCGCTTTCGCGAGTCATGTGGTAGTGACTTTTATAAGGGGCAATTTGTAACGCCCTTTTACCTTCGCGAATGTCCAAAAGAATCGGACTACGCTGGGATGTCACATGTACTCAATGGCCTTGTCGGCGCCGCTCTCGTACCCGGGCCCCTCTGGTCCTGGGCTGCGAAGGAGGTTAAACGCCTACGTCTCCGCCTCGTTCCTTGGAATGAGGACTCACGCTCCGGGATATGGATTACCCCTTACAAAGCGTGGAGGACGAAGAAGCTCTATATTGATAAGCACAGGCTCGGGCCTAATAAGCCCGAGACCCATACCACCTGGGAAGGTGAGTTATGTAACCGTTTCCCACCGGTAGTCAACCCAAACTTTGGGTTTCCGGTGTTTAAGGGTTATGTGCCTAAGCAGGAAAGTCGCAAGACTGTTGGATGGCGGTCACTCTTTCTTTGGTTCTTAGAAAAGAATCATGGGGATGAGCGACCGGACCCGTTGGTGCCAAACCGTCAGGCCACGTATTTATTAATGGCCACAGGAAAAGCACCATCAGACCTCGACAATACGACTGCTACAGTCAAGTCACAGGTCATAACGCGGACTCGCTACGTGCATGGCACGTACCGATATAGTCCGACAACCACTACGACTCCGTCCCATCTCTTCCTTTGGGAGGATGGACTTGACGGGTAACCAGAGGCCGCTGTAAAGCCGTCTCCTGGAAGTCGTGCCCTTGTTCAAGG